GTCTTTCCCTTGTGGTCATTGGTCTTGTAACGCTGCTTGATGAACTGCGTCACACCGTCCTCGTCTGTGTAGTGCCACTCTTGTTCCAGCGTTGTTTGTATCGGCTTCAGGCTGCTCAGAGGTTCAGGTCTTGGTTCAAGGTCTGGCAGCAGCCCGTAGTTCTTGATGGCTTCAAAGACATCGTGCTGCTCACACCCACCGTGGCATTTGAATAAAGGCTTACCGTCCTCACCGTCACTAATGCTTAGTGATGGATTCTTGTCACCGTTGCCTTGCCCGTGTGTAGGTAGCGGGCAACTGGCTAGCCAGCCCTGCCCTGTTCTCTTTGCGTTGCCAAGCGCCTTTGCTATTTGTTCGGCTTGCATTACTTGTTCTTTCCAATCTCTGCCGCTGCTCTAACGATTGCTCTGCGGGTTGCTGCGTAGGGGTTATCTCGATTGATTTCTTCACACTCAAAACCAGTTACAGAAATTGCTACGGTTCTCCCATGACCCTCAATCGTCACGCATTGTTCCAACTTCACAGCCAAACGCAGCGCATCACCATCGTCTGTTAGTGGGTTCCAAGCCCCTTGACGACCTTTTTTGTCATAAACATTCAGATTGCCATCGGTTGCAAGCCAATCCCATTCAACATATCCAGCCGCTTTTGCAGCCAGTTCTAGCAGTTCTTTGTCATTCAAGGTCTTCTCCTTCTTCTAATTCCTGCAATCGCTGCTCCAATTCGTAGACCCTTTGAGCCAACGCAATCAGCAGTAGCGTCCAAAATTCTTGTGTGTTTTCCATAGAGGAAAAAAAAGCGGGACAGCGTGATGCTGCCCCGCCTTCTCTCGCTGTTACTGAGGTGGCTGATCTTTTGGCTCGTCCTTGGTGACGAACTCATAAATAGATTCAGCGATTGCTTTAACAGCATCAAGCGATGTGCCTTGTGGCACAGAGCGCAAAGCTAATGCGATAGCTTCAAAACGAATTTGCATAGTGTTCATGTATGTGATTCCTTAAAACATTTCGTCATCATCAACAGCTTTTGCAGCGGCTGTCTTGGGTGCTGCGGCTTGCTTCATGCCACCGAACTCACCAGAAGATGTGAAGCTAGGTTCTTCTTCGGCATCCATGCCAGCGGGACGCTCAACCCACGACACCACATTGAAGTTAGGGATGCGTGTTGAGCCTTTACCGATCTTCTCCAGCTTGCTGCCTGTGTACTCAATGACAGGCAACTTGCCAGCGTTTGCTTCACGCTGCGCGGCTGCTGCGTTGTAGAGGGCTTCTAAGCCCATGTTAGGACCAGTTCCATTGGATGACCATTCAACAGTTCCGAGTTCCTTGTTGTAGAACTTCACCATGAAGCCACGCTTGTGATCTGGTGAAGGCTGCGGACCTTTCTTGCCAAGACCTGCATCTGCTTGCCAATCACGCACACCTTCACCGAGGTGCAGCCAACCTGTTTGCACATTGTCAATGTCAAACACTACTTTCTTGAGTTGGATTTCTTCTTTTGCGTTATTGAGCCAAGCGTTTGCAGATGGCATGAAGCGGATGTAGTTTCCTGAACCGCCAGAGGATGAGAGATTAAGCATTTGAGCCTTTCGAGTTTAAGAATGCCACGATGTGTGACGGGGTTGTGATTATTGACCAAGCCCAACGGCTCGTGCAAGCGTTAAGCCAGAAGATTTTTTCTCTGTGATGTCATCAAGCAACACTCTGTCTTCTTTTGACAACAGCTTACTGGCTTCTGACGGTGAGATTAGTTCTATTGTGTACAGCTTGGATTTCTCGATGCCAGCTTGCATTAAGACTTCAACTGCCTTGTTTTCGTCTTTCCACTTACGCTGTGCGCGTTTGGGTTGCATCTGCCAGCCTGTGATAACCGAGCCTGATTCGATCTTCTGCGTGGCGTACTCGCGCAATGCTTTGATGTAGTCTTCGACTGCTGTGATCTTTGAGAGCATGATGCCGATCTGCTCGTCTGTCATGTCGTGCATTCGCTTGATGTCCTGCGCTGCGACCTCGTTGAACTCTGCGACATGGGCAGGACAGGTCGCCTTTGCTGGACACCATTGGCACGCCTTCTCTGATGGTGTTGGCGTTGTCTCGCCTTTGATGATTGCTTTAATAGCTGGCGTGAGATATGTTGCAGCCCACTCGTTTAGCTCTTTGTATGTCATCTTGTGAGTGCGTGGCTCACCGTGATGCGGCTGAATGATGCGGAGTTCGATGTTGCTGAAGTCAGTCTTGAGTTGTGCCATCGCACCGATTGCGTAAATCTTCATCTGATCTGAATCAGCGTCAACAAAGCCTCTGCCTGTCTTCAAATCAGCAATGACCAGCGTGTCCTTGTCGTAAGAGTACGCGATGACATCTGCTGTGCCAGCAAGTGTGAGTTCTTTGCCTTTGTACGCCGTGACGAATTGCTCGACCTTGAGCGTGCCCATGTCCAACTCAAGCTGCCTGATGTGGTCAACATGAGCGTAAGCAAAGCGTGCGTTTTCCTCTGTGATCGTGATGCCTTCCACGACCTTACCGATGTACTCGTCAGGTGATGTGCCTGTTAAGTAACAGGTTTCAGCGACTGCGTGAATCGCTGTGCCGATCTGCGCGGCTTCACCTGATGGTTGATTTGGGATGCCTTCCGACAGCTTGACAGATGCAGGACAGGCAATCCAGCGTGATGATGATGATGGTCTGAGTTTTATCATTTGTAATCCCAACAAAGCATTGCTTGATAGTAATCGGCTCTTTCTTTATTCTTCATTGACAGCATTATTGCGCCAGCTTGTTCTGTGTAGTCGTGATACATGAAATGTTGATACATCGCCATTTGGAAGTCACCTGTATCAATGTGAACTTGTCTTCTGTAAGCGCAATATGCAATGTGATACTTGAGAAAAAGCAACTCTTTTATTTTTGATTCCATGCTGCACGCTCCTGTTCGATTTCTTCTGAAAATAGGTTGTAGATTCTTGATCTGACTTGCCCGTCAACTGCCCAACCTAGAGAATCAGGGTTAAGCATTTCACGCAGTATGTCGTTGCGCTGTTTCAATGAATGCCGTGTGCGTTCTAGCTCTGTTGTGAGCCACACGATGTGCTGTCTAAGCACTTCTCTTTCTTCTTCCTTTGCGTCTAGCAATTGCTTCTCCTGTTGTTGTGATTCCTTCATGCACTTGAGCGCATATTCCCGCATCTGCTTGGCTGAATACTTTGCTTCAAATACGCTGCATTTTCTTGGTAGTCGTGCGAGTGTCAAACTGCTTCACCTCTTTTTCTCAATGAATTGCAAGCCTTGCAAAGTCTCCATCCTTTTTTAGTTCTCCATGTATTTTCTGGCGTGAATTCATGACCTCTTTTGCAATGCGTTAAGTTTGATTTTCCTATCGTGCAAACTCTTCTTTTAGTTGCACAATCTCTCATGTTGTCTTTTCTGTCGCCAAGAAAAAGATGGTCTGGATTAACGCAAATACGGTTATCGCATTTATGCAAAACCCATAATCCATTTGGTATTTGCCCATTCAACATTTGCCACGAAAAACGATGAGCGCCGTGGCATTTACGACCTTCATCAATCAAATGTGTAAAGAAAGCACCATAACCATTGCCGCGAATAGAACTGGTCCATTCCCAACATCCATTTTTCGCTTTCTTGTTAACTTTCTCCCAAAATCTTTGACTTATTGGCTTCATTGCACGCTGCGTTTTCATGTTTACCCCAATTACATTGTTCGCACATTCTATCACGCTCTTTAGCTGCTACCAGTTTGGCAAAGTGAGCAATTTGTGCATAGCTCAGTCCGATTGGGTCGCCAATATAAGTGATAGTCAAACTAGCCTCTTTAGCCATCTCAATGATTTCATCTTGTGTCATAGAGTCTTCGTCCCGTAATAAGCAATCATCGAAGCATCAGCACGACCTGAATCCTTCACGCGCTTGAAGAGATGCTGGTCATCTGGGTGCAGCTCCATCGCACGATGACGAATTGCGTCCTTGCCTTTGCCGCAGCCTGTGGCTTTCATCCATGCTTGCGGAGTGATGTAGGTGACGGGAACAGACAACGCTGCAAGACAGCCTTCAATGACACCTGCTGCACGCCCGAAGGCGAACATTGATGACACTCCCTGATTGGGCATTGCGCCGACCTTTTCAACGAAGGCGTGCGTAGGTGCAAGCTCCTTGATAATGGCTGCAACGCCTTGCGCTGAGACTTGTTTCTTGGTGCTTCCACCGCGAACCACCTCAACGATAGGCATATCAACGACACGATCAAGCCTGTTGTCAACATACAACGCGAATGCGCCAAATGCACCGCAATCTACACCAATGATTCGTTTGACGGGCTGAATCATGGCTGACCGATCTTGTCGATGGACTCAATACGCTGCGCGATGAGACGGTCTGCTGCGTCCTTGAGGCGATGAATTGATGAGACTAGGGGCGTGACCTTGCCAGCCTTCCAGCGTGATGCCACAGACGGGTCTAGACCCGCTTCTCGGCACACATCAGCCATAGTGAAGCCAGCTAAAGCAGCACGCTCTTGAATCTCTTTGATGTAGTTTGGATTTGTCATGGCTTAAATGTTAAGCCATAATTGATTTGCGTGGCAAGTCAAAAAAAGGGGTGAAGCCCTGTTGCCTCACCCCTATCAAGGCAACCGCCAGCAGGAGAAACCAGCGATTCAGCGGGAGAAACCGAACCCGCCACAACAATTTTATGAGTTTGTTGTGAAAATAATACACTTTGGGTGTTGACATGGGTGTCATTTGATATATGATTCACACATCAACAACGCAAATCAACTCTCTTAGGAGCTTTCTTTATGTTCTCTCTCAACCAAATCGTTCGCGGCAAAAACGCTGGTGTTTTTGTCATCATTGATTTTCGCGTTGGACCTGATGGTCAGCGTTGGGCAATGCTCAAAGAGCTTTGCGAGGTTACTGGCAAGACCTACCGAGGTGGCTTGTCGCTTCCTTTAGATTGCATCAAGCAATACTAAACAAACGGGGCGAAAGCCCCATCTTTCAACAACCACTAAGGATTGAAAACCATGAAGATCAACGAAACAACCCGCTGCTATCCACGCACCACGGCAGACGCATTCCGAGAGAACTATTACGACATTCAAGCGCGTGAGCGTTGGGAGTGGCTAGAAGGTAGCCAGAACGAATCCTATGCTCAAGCAGAGTTCTGGGTTTACATCACGATTGCCTTTGCTGCTGGCTTCTTGACCTGCTTGCTGTGGGGTGCGAAATGACAACAGACAAAACAGGTGGACCAGCGTTTCCAATAAATATTGATAGCGAGATGACTTGTCTCGGCATGACATTGCGTGACTACTTTGCTGCCAAGGCGATGCAAGCCTTTGCCAATGAATATTTTCATGACAATTCAGATGTAATTGCGGATAAATCATACACACTGGCAGACTCAATGCTGAAAGCGAGGGAGCAATGAGCGAAAAAATGCAAGACAAGATTGACGAGGTAGTCCACGAATTCGTCATGCGTGCTGCTGGCAAGGTCGGCATACTCAGACCAGAGGACATCGGACGCATTGCCAGAGAAGCTGCTCAGAAGGGCTGCATGATCGGCTGGTATGAAGGCGTTAAGGCAGAGCGAAAGTTCGCAAAACTCAAAGCAAATGCAGGTGGAAAATGACAACACGACAAGAAGCCATGCGCCTGATAGCAGGCTTGGAAGAGTACAAGGCAGAAGGTCCTGACCTCATTGCCAGCGTGATGCGTAAGATGCTCAAGGACTTGGACGCTTACGAGCAAGAGATCGAGTCCCTCAAGGACAGAATCAAAGACTTAGAGATGCAAGTGCTATGAGAAAACGCTCCAAATACAAACCAAAGGGTGTGCGTCTTGACGCAGTAACTTGGGTCATCAATGGGTTCAAGTCAATCAACGAGACGGGTGACGCTGCCCTACACCTGAAGATCAAGAATCATTCTTCGCTTGATTCGTTGCGAACTGGCACAGCCACGAAGGATGACATCGACAATATCATTGCAGCCTTGAATGTGACTGAAGCCTTGTCGCGCATCAACATCGGCGAGGACTACGCTAAGGAGATCAGAGCAGGGCAGGATGCTTTGTTTGAGATAGCCAAGCGTGGCATCAACCGAGACAATAGATTCATTGCCAAAGGACCAGAGCTAATGGCTATCAACGAGGCGTATGAGGTGCATGACGCGCAGCTTGAGGTCTGCACCATCGCGCAGCTTGAGAAGGCTCTGGACATCGTTAACGCTGAGATCAAGGCACGCAAGGCGCGTGTCATTGCATAGGGGACTGACATGGACCACAACTTCTGGTTAATCGTTCTAGTGCTGGCAATCGGGGCTGTCGTGGCTGGTGTTGCTGTTCTTGTGTTTATTGCTGCTTTGAAAGTGTTAGGGGATTGATATGCACGATATTGCAATGCTTTGTTTCTTTTTGGGAATCATTTGCGGATTCATAGCTGCTTTGATTTTTGTCAAGTTAGCACTTGAACTTGAGCATGAAGACAAATGAAAACAGTCCTCGCCAAAGGAGCGCCGTGGTACGAGACTGCCAAGCCTAAAAAGGCAGAGGTCAAGAAGAAGAGAACTAGACCGCCTCAGATTGACGAGAACTTTAGAAAATGGCTGATTAAAGAAGGATATGTAAATGACAGAATTCAACGACTTTGAGGTGCTGCTGATGATTGTGTTTGCAGCAGTAGTTTTAGACTTAGCTTTTTGGGGGTAACTAATGGACGGTATAACAGTTTACGCATTCGACTATCGTGAATTCATGCGGCAATGGGAAGCGATACACGGCAATATGTTCAAGACCATGAACATCAGCGCAAAGAACAGCCTAACGATGTCAAAGTCGGTAGACGAAGCCAGAAAGACGAATAAGCGTCACGGCACTATCCTAGGCATCAGCAAGAATGTCGTTTCGCTTGAACCAAAAGAGTTCATCGTTTACAGCAGAGCAGGTACATCCAACACTAAGGTGAAAAAGCATGGGTAAAGGTTCAACACAAAGACCGTCTCAGATTGATGACGATACGCTGGCATCCAATTGGGACAGAATCTTCGGCAAGAAGGAAGAAGTCGAAGAGGATGAAGACTACATCTGCCCGTCTTGCAGCGGGTCAGGTGAAGGGATGCACGATGGTGCTGTCTGCCACAAGTGCAAAGGTACTGGTGGCTATCCAAAGCAATACCTTTACGGTGATGACGAATGACAGGCTGGCGTAAGCGTGAGATTGCTGACGCGCAACAGCAACAAGATAAACCTATCGGATGGATAGCGCAAAACGCTGTCGGTGACTATTACTTCAGGCTGAAAAAACCTGATGATGTCTACAAGCCTTTTCCTGTGTTTAAGCCTAAAGAATGGGTAAGTTTGACAAGACAAGATATGGATATTGCCGTTGACGATACACAAGAAGGTGGCGGTTTCTATGAGTTTGCAGAAGCCATTGAAGCGACTTTAAGGAGAAAAAATGAGTTTAGATAGAGTTATTGCTGAACAGCAAAAGAAGATAGATGACCTGACAGAAGCAAACAAGAAGCTCATTGAAAGGGCAGCCAATGTGTTCAAGAAGAATGATGAATTGTTTGAGGCAGTTGCCCGTCTGATTGATTTCAGGATGGACTTTGACGAACACAAATGGGAGGACAAAAAGCGGGAAGCCTATTGTTCATTGCGTCATGAGGTGCGTATGCAGATGATAGAGGCAGGTTACTGCGTGACTTGCTACAACTTCATGGCTCATTGCGAGTGCGACTATGAGTGAGGCTGTTATGGCCAAAATACACCTTAGCCCGCATCAAGCCTTCATGCTCAAGCACTTTGCCTTGGGCTGGAAGTTCAAGCTGGTCAACAAGAAGGCTGGTTCATGGAACACATATTGGTCACTTAGGCGTAGAGGTTTGGTGAACTCTGGCAGCATATTGACTGAAATGGGAAGAAAAGCATTAAGAGATAACACATGACTGACAATGTAAACAACCCAAAGCACTACACATCGCACCCGTCTGGCATTGAGGCGATACAGATCACCGAACACATGAACTTCTGTCTGGGTAATGCGATCAAGTACATACTGCGCTGTGACCTCAAGCACGATGCCATTGAGGACTTGGAGAAGGCACGCTGGTATCTGGACCGTGAAATAGCAAGACGCAAAAAATGAGATCAGAACAGCAAAAGCGCGTCATCAAGGCGCTGACAGATAAGGGATATACGGCAGTTCAGTTGTCAGAGTTGATTCATTGCACCGTCAGGTCTGCAAGGCTCATTGTCTCCAAGCTGCACAAGCAAGGACTGATTCACATTCAGTCGTGGCATCGAGTGGAATACAACTCCATACCTGCTGCTGTGTATCGCTACGGGATTGGCGTTGATGCTGTCCGACCAAAGCCTATGACCATGAACGAAAGAATGAAGAAGTGGCGCGCCAAGGAGTCAGTCGAGCATCGAGAGTTCAGGCTGGCAAGGCAGCGCCAGCTTCGTAAGAAGATCAAGCGTGACCCGTTGGTGGCTGCTTTTTATGGATTAGCGTCCAAGTAAGCCACCGATACCTGTTGTGTCTTCTTCTTGTCCGAATAATCCTGAACCTAATGGCAATGCTGGTGCAGCAGCAAACATTTCAGGTCCAAACTTCTTGAACAGTTCTTTGCGTTCTTCTGGTGTTGAATAGTAATAAAGGTCTTGCAATCCTTGACTACGCAAATAATCAATTGATTGTTTTGGAGCATTTGCGGGAAGAATAGCACCCTTGAACTCTCCAACCTGAACTGCTCTTTGAGGCTTAATCTCAAAGTATTCTGTTGGCATTTCACGCAGCTTGTTCATAAAGACTTGAACATCTGCTTTCAATGACTCTGGCACATCTTTATAAATCTTGTCCAACAAGTTCACATTTCGTGTTTGACCGATTTCGTAAAGAGCATCAGCAGCGTCATAACTGTAATTAGAATTTCCTTCAAGTTTTCCGAGTCTATTGCTTAAATCATTAAATGCACTATCAATTTGTTTCTTTATCGGTTCAAACTTTTCAGAAGAAACGATGTTTTCACGCGATGCTTTTACCTGATTCAATGTCTTAAATTTTGGTGTTGCAACTGCTCTGATGTTTCCAACGCCATACATAAAGCCTTCAGAACCTGCGCCACCCTTCATCTCTTTTACAAGATTTTCTAATGTTGCAGGTGCATAACGCCTATTTCCTGAATCTGTATAGCCCTTAAAGATTCGTTCTTTAATGTCAACTCCAGCATCTGCAAGCCTATTGTTAAAGTCATTAAGCCAATCGCCATATTCAGCTTTAAGGTTATAAACGCCATCGCTTAATGCTCGTGAATATTCCCAATCAGCAGCAAAGTCTTTTCTATTTGGTAAAGCGCCTTTTTCTTTAAGAAACTTTGCCATCATTGGTTGAGAATATTGACGATCTTCCCAATTCTGAGCCAATCTTTCAATGTTGTATCCGTCAACATCATCAGCAACATCAGAAAACATTGCTTTTAGATTTTTAGCTGACTTTGCATCCATTTGATAGTCAATCTTTGGAGCTCTTGCTGTGTAAGCGTCAAAGCCATAAACAGGATTCTTGGCAGATGGGATTGCCATCTCTTTAGGTCCAATCAATGAAATGTCACCGAAGTTCATCATTGGATTTTCTACATTTGAGACGGCAATAGATGGAACTGGCATACCACCAACTTTTTGCACATTAGCCAACTTTTGAGGCGAAATATTGTGGTGAACGATCATCTCTTGACCTGCTGGAACTCCTTGCACAAGAGACTCTCTTGTAGGAGCAAGCAACCCACCAGTATCTTCAACCATACGCATAGGCTGTGGCGTAATAGAAGCCAATGGACCACGACCATAGACCATTGCTTCATTAACGGCAGAACCAGCCAAACGACCAGCACCACGCGCCAAGTCAACAGGACCGCGAGGATTCATTGCAGCGCCAAGCTGCTCCATGCCAGAAGTCTCCATGCGTGGCTGAGAGACGCGAGGAATGTTAGCCAGAATCTGCTCAGTTGTAGGTGCTGCTGGCGCTGCTTGCAGCAAGCCTTGCACAGACTGAGGCAAGCGTGGTGTTACATACTCACGCGCCAAGGCGTTAATGTCACCAAGCAAACCAATAGGTGCAACAGCAGCACCACGACCTAAAGACTCCAAGTTGCTCAATGAGCCACGCAGAGCATCCATCAACAACGAATCAGAGTATTGATTTGCTGGCATTCTTATTTACCCTTCGCCTTATTCCTTGCAGATATTGCTTTTGCCTTTGCCTTTGCATCAGCCTTTGAGTTAGCGCCCCACGCTTTCAAGGACAGCAGCAACCGTGTAGGTTCACCGTCCTTGTACTCTGGACCAGCCATGTTGCCCATACGAGCCAAGAATGACGCTCTGCGTGGATTGTCACCCGACTTAACTGGTGGCTTCAAGTTGCCACCAGTTGCAGCGTTGTACGAAGCACGACCCTTCGCATTCAAGCCGCCCTTTGCGTTCTGTCCAGCCTTAGTTTGCCATGTTGGGGTTTTCATGCGAATTACTCTTGCGGGATGATGTTCGTGCCAATCTGACCGCCAAGATAACCAGTTCTACCAGCAGCGCGTGATCTGGCTTCGTTAACTTTGCGGATTGTCTCTGCCATGTCCATCAGCTTTTGCTGTTCGCGTGACAACAGAATCTGACCGATCTGGTTGCGTACTGGTTCAGGTGTCTGAACTCGACCATAAAGGTTGGAAAGACCAGAGACAATGCCAGTAGGACTGCCAGAAGCGACAGCCTGACCTGCTTGCATCAAAGGTGCAATATCCAAATCAGCAGCACCAGCCAAACGCGCAGCAGTTTGAGAACCGCGACCAAGAGACTCCATGCCCTTCAATCGAGCCTCTTTCGCAACTTCAGACGCAAACTGTCTGTAATCATTGCCAAACACTTCACGCAAACGCTCTTGCGTTGCTGGCTCTTTCCACATCTTCAGCAAAGATGTCTGACCACCTTCTGTGCCTGTCTTCTGACGCAAAGCCTGCAAAGCACCAATCTTGTAGGCATCCATCTCAGCAGGTGTGAAGCCTTTGGTCAATTGCTTAATGTCCATGATGTCGCCTGTCATAGCCTTGCGACCAGCTTCGGCAGCATCCATCATTTGTGAAGGACCAGCCCAAGTTTTCATGGCTTGCGTGTAAGCAGATTGACCACCAACTTTAGGAGACTTCTGCTCAAGCAAAGACATCAAACTCGTACGCACATCATCGTATGCGTTTGCTTGTTGACCGCTTCCTGACTGCTTCAGGCTTTGTGCTGAGTCATACAAAGATTGCTTCAATGTATCAAGCACATTCATTGGCACTTGTTCGCCAACCTTCAACTTTGACAAGTCAAGTGTCTGACCTGTCTTTGTTTGATACAGCAATTCGGCAGCGCCTTGCATTCTTTCTGATCGCTTCAGTACATTGAGCAAGTCGTTGTCAACCGTCACGACAGCCTTGTCAATCACATCGTAGAAAGGACGCGAAGCAGCCTGACGCTGTGCAGCAAATGTCTCAAGGCTTCCAAGGAAATCAGCGCCTTGTGTGCCGAGAGCAGTATCAGCAGCACCCATCAAACGACCAGCGCGACCTGCTTGACGCTCACGAATGGCACGCTCAAGAGCCTGTTTTGTCTCGCCTGATAGCGTTGCAACTGTATCAAGCAATTGCTTTGTGCTTGCGCCGCCAACATCAACGATACGGGCTTCTTCGCCCAACTTGCCCATACGAGCCTTAGAGATTCCCAAGGCGCTAGACAGCAAGTCTGGTGGCGTATCGCGCAACAATGCTTCAGCAACCTTTTGCTCTGCGTAGCGTGAAGCAGCCTTGTCAGAAACACGACCAACAACATTCTGACCAACTGCCCCTAGAACTGATGCAACTGGTTGAGTGACAGCGCCAAGAGCGCCACCGACAGCACCAGACTTCAACACATCTTGCGTGATGCCGCCAACAGTTTCAGCTTCTGATGAGCCAAGACCACCGAGTAAGCCATAACCAACACCAGATGCGCCAGCCTGTGCAGCGCGTTGACCCATGCCCATGACTTGACCAGCAGCAGGTGCTGCCGTTAAGTATTGACCTGCCCTGCCTAATGCTTGTGCAGCAGCAGGAGACGCTTGCTCAATAACTGGCAACGCAGCACGACCAGCAGCGCGTGCGCCTTGACTGACGATGTTTGTAGCCATGAATGGCAAAGATGCAGCAACCTGACCTGCTGTTGACAACAATGGTCGCTCTTGCTCGTAAGATTGAGCAGCACCACGAACGATGTCACGACCTTCTTGGTAGGCTTGTGCTAATGGCTTGCCTTCGACCAAGGCTTTAACTGGTGCTGCAATGCCGCCAGCAAGCTCATCCAGAAAGCCGAATGTTGGACCTTGAAGTGCGCTAATCAAAGCGCGTTCTGCTGTTGGCTTCTTAGCGCCCTTCTCGTAAGCAGCAGACTTTTGCTCTGACAAGAACTTCAGGATTTCAGCGGGCTGATATTGGTTCTTTAAGGCTTCATTGACCTTAGAGCCAACATCAGGCATCTGTGACAAGAACTGAACGATCTCATCGTCACCATAACCAGCTTTGCGTGCCTCAGATATTTTGCTTTGTAGACCGTCCATGATCTAAATCCTTATCGTTGTGGCTGTGTGCCGAAGATGCTTCCCAATGGTGGGCGTTGCGGCTGACCACCACCAGCACCACCAAGACCACCTGAACCTGTCATTACTGATGGCAACTTAGCTGGTGCGCCAAGTGCTTTGTTTGCATCAAGGTTGTACTTTGCACCGAAGTCTGCATATTCTTGACGCTTTGCGTTGTAAGTCTGACCAGCAGCAGCATACAACTCATTCGCTAGGTTTTGGAAGTCTTGACGCTGTGTCGGTGTCAGCTTAGTGCCTTGCGTCCAGTTAGTCACATAGTTCTGTAAGCGGTCCATCTTTCCAGCAGCAGCCATCGAGATGCCGAGTTCAGATTCACGCACCACCGAGCCGGGGTCCAGCAGCTTCATAATCTTTGTTGCAGCAGCAACATCACCGATTGGGTTCTCTTGTTTGAGAGACGATTGAACCTGCTTGAATGCAGATTGCATATCGTTGAAGTCCTTGTAAATCGGCTCACCTGAGAACATCTTTTTAAGATTCGATTCGTTCTCAAAACCTTTTTGACCTTCACCCATGTTCACGGTAACAGCACCAGACCTACGAATAGCAAGAATGTTTTGCAGGTTAACTGGCATACCAGCAGCCTTTAACAATCGAACTTCAGCAGGATTTGCTTCGGGTGAACTCACAGATGTGATCTGACCTGTTCTAGCGTTTTGTTGGTATGTGCCCTCTGCTGGCAAGCCAAGCGCAGAAACCTGTTGTGGTGTCAAGATGTTGAAGCTCTCACGCTTCAATTCTTCCTCAAGAATCTTTGGCAATGCTGTGTCTGGTGACATAGCTGCTATTGCTCTCATTTCAGGCGTTAAACGCGAGAAAAGACCAGCAGAAGCTGGCTGTGCAACTGGTGCAGTTGGTGCTGCAACAGGTGTAGCGTCACTAACAGTTTCAGCTTGTGGCATTGCTTGTGGTGCAGCAGCTTGAGGCGCTGCGCCACCACCTAAAAGAAGACTGCGTAAATTTCTTGCTGTCTGTGCTTCTTGAAGTTTTTGACGAGTCAGCAAATTAGAAACAGCACCCTGCTGCGCTGTCTGATAACCCTGCTGACCAGCTTGCAAAGCACCGCCAAGAGCCTGACCTAAAGAAACAGGTCGTGCGCTAGGACCACCAGCAGACAGCAAAGCAGCCGCTGCTTGCAGCATTGCTTGGTTCTGAATGCCTTGAGTTTGTTGTGGTGTCAGGTACTCTTCAAGTCCAGTACCACCTTGACCAAATAGCAAACCACCTAAGTCTTGAGTTGTAGCCATCTTTTAATCCTTACAGGAAACCCAATAAACCACCAGCCAAAGCGCCGTAACCTGCACCAGTAGAGCCACCGAGTAAGTTACCTATTTGAGCGCCGCCCAATGCACCGCCAAGAGCAGATGCAGTTTGGTTGCGGTAGATTGGTGAAGTCTGAGTGCCACCCAAATTAGCTGGCTGCAAGCTCAACGCGCTTTGAGAGACATTCAAGCGCTCTAAGCCTAGATTGCGTGCTGCATCGAGTTTCTGCTGCTCGTAAGCCTGACGCAACTGCTCTTGCTGCAAAGCCAAGTTCTGTGCTTGTGTGAATCCTTGCTGACGCAACTGAGCGCCTAAAGCACCAGACTGACGCAATGCAGCTTCGTCAACCAATGCACGCTGCACAGCCTGACGCGAACCTCCAAAAGCTCTTGCAGCAGTTGCGGCAGCGCCTTCGTTAGCAGTCTGAATCTGACGCTGGCGCTCAATATCGCCAAGAGCGTTTTGAACTACAGTCTCTTCATATGGGTTCATGTACTGCTCAACCATGCCAAGGTTGTACTGTGGGAATGCAGCGAATTGACGCTGACCCAAGCCAGCAGCAGTTGCGCGTGCTTCTTCAAGGTTGCGTAAGTAAGCAGCCTTCATCTCAGGGTCAATGGCTGTGCTTGTCGTGCTTGATGTTGGCTTATTGCCACCAAGTCCACCGCCAAGAGCTAAAGCACCAGCGCCTAGACCTAAAGCCTGACCAGTTGATAAACCACCTAGTGCGCCACCAAGAAAACTAGAACCGCCACTAAGTCCTAAAGATGACAATGTTTCTGCGTCTGTAATTCCAGCAGCCCATGATGGCAATGTTGATGCACCAGCACCAGCACCACCAAGTAAGGTTGGTGCGTAATAAGCGCCAGCCGCCAACATAGCAGCCTTGCCTAGATCAGAACTAGCGACATCGCCAACAGCGTCAACTGCACCGCCAACTAGATCACCAACACCACCAACAACATCGCTTACAACGCCACCCATATAGACTCCTTTTACTCTTTGTTCGAGTAGATGTAGGCTCTTGAGCCATCCAAACAAATAATCTCTGCTTTCCTATGCCACCCGAAAGTCTTAGCGAACTTTGCGAGTTTCTTGTTTTCCTCACGAATGAGAGCAAACATAGGACAGCCGACCAATCCTT